ATGGCAAACCAAAGTAAAAGAACCATTTTAAAAAGTAAGTTGAATAACTTACATCAGGCAAACGGAACGGAAACTCCATACATTGGAGTTCCGTTTGCCGGCGTTATCTCCCTACCCTTGTTAAGATATGCATTTAGTGACACCAAACTGAGGTCAAATCATGGAAAATTGTAATAATTGCTTAAAGCAAAAAGAAAAAGATGGGTATAAAGCATGCCCAGAGTGTCGGGAATATTGGAAATTGGCACAAAGATGTCCAACAGGTAATGCGTATAAATTGGAAATTTTAACTGAAAAGTACAAACGCTTACAAAAACAATATGAGCAACTAAAACAAAGTATAGAAAAGTGTGTATAGCACCAGTAAAATTAGATGATGGGACAGAAGTGGGGTGTCGCGAATGCTGGCAATGCCGCAAACGTAGAGTTAACGATTACGTTGGAAGATGCATTGCCGAAAGTAAGTTTGCGAAGAAAACTTACGCAGTAACATTAACGTATGACGGAGGCCAAGGCGTTAATGCAGTAACGTTGATTTATAAAGACGTTCAGGATTTTCTTAAAAGACTGCGTAAAAAATATAAATGTCGTTACATTGTCACTGGAGAATACGGAAGTGCAAAAGGACGATCACATTGGCATATAATATTATTCTTTAAGGATAATTGGCCAGAAGTGACGTCAAACAAAAGGGTAGATTGGAAATATTGGAAACATGGGTTTGCATATTTTCAAGAGCCAGATTGGAAAGGTTTTGAATATTGCCTGAAATATGTTCTGAAAGATCAGACATCAAGGCAAAGCGATAGCCATTTGGCTATGAGCAAAAAACCACCATTAGGACACGAGTTTTTTCAACAGTTAGCGAAGCAACACGTTGAACAAGCCCTCGTCCCACAAACATATTTTTATAAGTTTGGAGACGTCAGGGATTATAAAAACCGAGAAAAAGGATTTATGATGCAAGGCAAAACAAGAGAAAATTTTATGGAAACTTTTATCAATGAGTGGGAAGCAAAATACGACCACGAACCGTTATCAGAAATAGTTAACGACTATTACGATGATATAACGGACATAGAGTACACGGACGAAGAAATGTACGAACGCCTACATTATAAACCAGTACAATATGTAGAACCTTGGGACGATAACCAAGGTGATGGAATATTTAAAGACGATATTATGGTGGAAGCAGAATACGACGGTATTCCAATAATATATTGGGAAAACAAAAACAAAACAGGAATTCAAATTTATACGGAGACGGATGAATGGCACGAAGAAAGACCAGAAGTAATAAAAACAATAAAACAAGGACAACAAATCAAACGCCGGCGAACACACGCCGAAGTACTGTACGCGGAATTGGACGAGGAATAGAAATATACAGTCCACCCGTTGAAAGACGGGAGCGAACAGCCGCACCACCTCCCGAACGGGATCTAGCGAAGCGGAAAAAATCCCCAAAACAAACATGGTTGGTCAGAGATCTGCGGATAAGGTGTAAGGACAGACCAAAAAATAACACCCCTACTGGGGGGTCAGGGTCTAAAAAATTTGTGCCTTGGTGCAAATAATGTTAAAAAAAGACTAAAAAATAAAAAAAAGACTTTACAAATCAAATTTTATAAGTCTACTAATACGTATGGGGTGACACAAGAGTCTCAAATTGATCATAATATATATTATCGGCCATTTGGACTTTTGCCCCTTCTAAAAAAGAAGGACTAAAAATTGCAATTACTACTAATACAACAAATCCTAAAACCAGTAATCACTAGATTTGGTACGATACTCGGTTCGTCGCTTGCCGGCGCCGGTGTTGCTGTTGGCGACACAGAAAGTATCGTTTTGGGATTTACGGCGTTAGCCGGAGTAGCGATCGATCTCATAACTAGGAGATGGATTAAATGAAATTAAAAGACATCATAATAGCAACAGTAGCGGGATTAATAATGGGATTAGCATTATTTTCCGATGTGCTGTTGAATACGGGAGTAATATAACATGCCAGAAGGACAACCATACAATTGGGGCAATACATTAGGCACAATTGCAACAATGGCAACAGGAAATCCATATATAGGAATGGCAGTAAATCATGGATTTAACTGGACACGACAAGATAAAGGAAACAACGATAATAGTGTTAGTTATAATACAGGAAAATTAGCTAATAATGTAGTTACGGCTTTAGCCGCAAGTAAAAGTGCAAAAAAACGCGCACAAGCAACGCAAAACGCAGGCAAAATTGACCTAGGGTATTTGCGAGCAGAAGCAGAAAGAAATGGGTTTAACCCATTAACAGTGCTACGATCAACAGGCGGACAAGGCAGTAGAACTACATCAGATGCAGGCAAAATGGCATCAGCACAATTTTGGCAAACATTTGCAGAAGGTATGCCAAACGTATTTGATTATAATGATAAACAAATAAAAAAACCAGAAATTGAAATAGATACAAAAAATTATTTTAATGGCGGTGTAAAAATACCGAAATATAACAAATTAAATAATGAACCAATTTTATCACCATTACGATTTGATGTTGTAAATATAGATGGGTTTCATACATCAAGCGATAATAAAGCATTGTATTCACAATGGACAAGACCAAGTGGAGATGTAGTAACTATTCCTGGTGAAAGTACAGATTTAAGTGAAATGTTGGGCGCAACATTAGTAGATAGATACTACGAATTTAAAAAATTATTTCCAAAATTAAGTATTAAGAATTTTAGAAATTTATTACGTAATAGCGGAAAAAAATCTGCACAAAAAGAATCTGATTTGCTTTTAAAATTACAAGATCAAATGAGATATAAAGAAGGTGCAATATCGCAAAAAGCGTTAGGCACATTACGCAATATTTCTGACGAAGATAAGAAATTTGTCGATTACATGAAAGCACAATTTTAATGTGCGCCAAGTGTAAAAAAATACGAAAAATTATAACCAAAATCATTGCAAGGAGAAAACGCAAATGAGAATGACTGAAATGATACCAAACTCACCTATTGCAGTACAGAAGTCTGTACGCAGCGCAAAAGGCCGAGTGTTAACATCGGGTGATGCAGGGAAAATCCTGCCACTGAAGTATGAATGGTTACACCGTGAGGACGGAGTACGTAGCGGCAAAGTTCGAGTTAACGTTGAAATGATGGAAACATCAGAAATGTTAATGAACGGTGTGGGCGTAACACTTTACGCACATTTCGTACCAATGCTTGCATTTGACCGTTTTAACGGATCAATGGACGAATTAAACCGATCATATAAAAAAGAAAATGGCGCGGCAGGAAGCGTAATACCATTTTTTAAAGAAAATACATATTATAATCATGGTGCAGATATTGAAGCAACATTTGCGGCATATGGTACTGATGCCGATACTATGTCTAGTCCAGATTTAAAAACATTTTATCAAACAATGGGAATTCATATTCAGGGAACTGCAATAAATACAACACCAGTTGAAGCATATAATGCAATTATTAACCATAGACGTAAGGCACGATCAAAATCGTTGCCATTAAGAAACGCGTTTGATCATACATTGGCTGACGCGTTTTGGATTAATAACGGAATGCAAAATATTGTACCTGATTATGATCAGAATTTAATTGACGGACAAGTAACACTTGCCGGATTGACGTTTCAAGCTCCAATTAAATCATCAAGAACAACAGGTTCAAAAATTGCATCAAACAATGATACATTTAGTGGATCACTTGGATATTCGCCAGAACAACTTGGATCAACAATAGTTGATGATGGCGATTATTATTTATTTGATGAAATATTTGCAGAATTGCAAACAGGCGGAAACGCAACAATGTCACTTGCTGACATTGAACAAGCACGTAAAACAGCTGCATTTGCTAAATTAAGAGCAAAGTACGATGGAATAGACGACGAGCATGTGATTGATTTGCTGATGTCAGGAATTAGAGTTCCTGAAGAAGCATTAAAGCAACCAATTTTATTGGGTCGTCAACGTGCTATGATAGGATTTAACCAACGTTATGCAACAGATGGCGCAAACTTGGATAAGTCAGCAACAAATGGTATGGCAACAATAGACATGTCATTTAGAACACCTGCAATGAATACAGGCGGTGTTATAATGATATGTGCAGAAATTGTGCCAGAACAACTTTGGGAACGTAAGAAAGACTATTTCTTATACACAACAGACCCAGATACGTTACCTAACTATCTGTCTGATGTATTAGACCCAGAAAAAGTGGCAGTTGTTAAAAATGACCACGCTGACGTTAATCATGCAACACCAGATGGTACATTTGGTTATGCACCACTCAATCATGAGTGGCAAAGAGATGCCGTAAACGTAGGTGGTAAATATTACCGCCCTGCAAATGACGCATTTGATGAAGATCGCGCAAAAATATGGACAGCAGAAACAACAAACCCAACATTAAATGAAGACTTTTATTTATGTTCAAGTTTGCACAAAAAAGTATTTTCTGACCAGGTAAGCGACAGTTTTGAAATTACATGTCTATCGGACATGCAAATTGTAGGAAACACCGTATTCGGTGCAGGACTACAAGAAACTGACGCAACAAGCGATTACGACACTATTACTTCACAAGTTGATTCCTCACGTATCGTGAAGTGATAAAAAGCAGGGGAGTCCTCCCCTCCCCTGCTCATTTTAAAAAGGAAAATAGAAAATGAATAGAATAAAGCACGGCAACGTAAATAAGTGGACAGCCACAAAAGCAGGTCAAGTGATTGAGTTTGCATCAAGCAAACCAAGACATGTAAAGTTTGAAATTACAGCTAATTCAAATATTGAAATTTGGTTAGCAGATAATAATAAAATGTCTGATGCCGTATTGGTGGGAACATCAAACGGAAAAACCGAAATTCAATACACAGCTCCTGCAACAACATATGTGCAAATAAAAGCTGAAAAATCAGCTGATGTATTTGTAAATATACCAGACTTGGACCAAGCAGTGGAAAACACTGATAACCCAAGTTTTACATCGATAGAGCCACGCGTAAATAACTCAACTGAGTTTGATCGTATGATGGCATTTATGAAACACAATGAAACGCAACGCAACGCACAGCTTGAGGCCGAAAGAGCCGCACTAAGAGCTGAAGTTGCAAAAATAAAAGCAGTACAAGCTGACGAGGCAATTGTAGAAGCAGAGGAAGCAGCAGAAGATGCAGGAG